ATGACGGCAGGGTTCAACTTTAATAACTATGCAGCAGGTTTTTGTTCCGCTACCCCGGCGTTAAGGGGAAATGAGGTCAGCATGGATACTATCGATCTTGGCAACAGCGAATCTCTGGTATGTGGCGTGTTCCCCAACCAGGACGGTACGTTCACCGCGATGACGTATACCAGAAGCAAAACGTTTAAAACTGAAGCTGGCGCGCGTCGCTGGTTAACCAGAAACACTGACTGATGAGGTTGACGATGGAATTTAAAGATTTACCAGTACCATTCCAGGAAATGGCATCGAATGTGGTTCGCTCTCAACTGGCGACTCTTGACCTGAGTACCGTAGAAAAAGAAACCATCGACAATATATCCGGTAACGTACGCCGAGCCTTTATCGGGCTGTACGAAGAGAAGCAGCTCTCTGATAACCAGGATTTACATGAAAAATACTTCCTGGATCTAATGGACATCCTTGATAAGGGGTTTGGCTTGTTAATGAAAAAGAAAGGGATTCGAATAGAACCCCTTGAAAATTACTTTGCAACAAAAAGCATTAATTCTTTTGATTCAAAATAAGAGAATTAATTACAGACTTAACATGCTCTTTCTCATGATTGAAGCTCTCATGATTGAAAGTGCCGGGTTGAAGCGAGTCGATATAATCAACAAGACTCTGTCGTACGACTTCATTTTTATCCATAACAGATGCAAGAAATGAAATTGCTAAAAGAGTTATATCACTACGCGCCGCAGCATGTTGCAATGCTTTATCAAAATTATTAATCTGGCGTATCAGGGAGTTAATGATTTCATCATTTTCAGTCGACATTTCACCCTCCTGAGGGTTGGTGATTAAGGAGTTCTCCACGGGTGAGGTGGAGTGCGTGCGCCGGACACGGGTGAGCATCCGGCACTGACAGTTTACTGAAAGGATATTTCCCTGAAAAGTCAGACCATAACGCGAAAGCGCACGGCGAGGTAGCTGGTTCATAGATAGCCTGTCGTTAAATTTTCGTCGACCGTGCGCTTCCGGTTGTGGCAATCCGCGAAATGGCGCGGCGGTAAGTATGGCGGGGTTATTCCTTCCCCCGTTGAGGACACCGGGTTGTCAGGTTGACCATACGCTTAAGTGACAACCCCGCTGCAACGCCCTCTGTTATCAATTTTCTGGTGACGTTTGGCGGTATCAGTTTTACTCCGTGACTGCTCTGCCGCCCTTTTTAAAGTGAATTTTGTGATGCGGTGAATGCGGCTAAGCGCACGCGGAACAGTTAAAACCAAAAACAGTGTTATGGGTGGATTCTCTGTATCCGGCGTTAATTGTTAACTGGTTAACGTCACCTGGAGGCACCAGGCACCGCATCACAAAACTCATTGTTGAGGGCGCGATAATGAAAACGTTATTACCAAACGTTAATACGTCTGAAGGTTGTTTTGAAATTGGTGTCACTATCAGTAATCCTGTATTTACTGAAGAGGCCATTAACAAAAGAAAACACGAACGGGAGTTATTAAATAAAGTATGCATTGTTTCAATGCTGGCCCGTTTACGTCTGATGCCAAAAGGATGTGCACAATGAATCCAGTATTTGCACTTATTCTGACGGTTTTTCTTGTTTCCGGAGAGCCAGTTGATATTGCAGTCAGTGTTCACAGAACAATGCAGGAATGTATGGCAGCAGCAACCGAACAGAAAATTCCAGGCAACTGTTATCCGGTCGATAAAGTTATTCACCAGGATAATAACGAAATCCCGGCAGGATTTTAAAACAGCACCGTAATAAATATCCAGTTTCATTCTTATATGTCAGCAATGGCAGAGATTTGTTCACCCTTAAATCTGTGATGAGGTTTATCAATAATGAGCACTGATAAAGAAGAATTTGCACTATATTGCGAAGCAAAAAATGACAAAGTAAGAAAACGCCTAGGAATTAAAGGTGGTTTTTACTGGACTACAGCAAAAAAATTATCTGTTGCAATCTCCCGCTGCATTACCGCAATGGATGACAACGATTATGATGAAGACGACTTTAAAAAACCCGTCCGCGTCAATTTGCCCGTTGTTGACGACCTTCCGCCAGAAGGCGTGTTTGATACTGAATTCTGCAACCGCTATGAAAAAGGCGGGAAAGATGGCATCACAATGACATTTATCGGCCCTTCCCCCTCTGTTCAGGACAAATCAGCCAGCACTGATAATACCAACATCAACGGCGAAGACATGACTGAGATTGAGGAGAGCATGCTTCTACCTGTCTCCGGTCAGGAACTGCCCATTCGTTGGCTTGCTCAACACGGCAGCGAAAAACCAGTAACGCACGTTTCACGCGACGAACTCCAGGCATTACACATTGCACGGGCTGAAGAACTACCGGCTGTTACTGCCCTGGCTATTTCGCATAAAACCAGTCTGCTCGACTCGCTGGAGATTCGCGACCTCCACAAACTGGTTCGTGACACTGACAAAGTTTTCCCTAATCCTGGTAATTCAGACCTGGGACTAATAACTGCTTTTTTCGAAGCATACCTGGACGCTGACTACACTGATCGGGGTCTGCTGACAAAAGAGTGGATGAAAGGAAATCGTGTTTCACGCATCACCCGCACGGCTTCCGGTGCTAATGCTGGCGGTGGGAACAAAACCGATCGCAATCCGAATTTAGTACACACCCTCGACACACTGGATGTGGAGATTGCAGCAGCCACACTTCCGATGGATTTTAATATTTATGAAATTCCGGGCAGCGTTTATCGTCGCGCAAAAGAAGTAGTCCTGAAAAAAGAAAGTCCGTTCAAAGAATGGTCCGCAGCACTTCGTGCAACCCCGGGTATTCTGGACTATTCCCGCGCCGCTATTTTTGCACTTATCCGAAGCGCACACCCTGAATTTTATCACTACCCGGGACGCCTTCAGGGGTATATCAACGCCTATTTGACGGAAACTGATCACGAGAACCCCAGCAAGGAAACTCTCACAGCTGCCCGGCATACGCCGGAAAAAGATATCCTGGAAGAAATTAACCGCGAGGTGGTTACTGAGCGTGAAACAGAAGAAGAAAAACCACAACCATCTGACGCAATGGCAGGTGAACAGGCAACAACTGAAACAATGGAACCGGATACAACTGAACATTGCCAGAACGCGCAGTCGCTGGATGCTCAGTCGCAGGTGAGTTCCGCTAACCAAGTAAAAGTCACCGCTGACGAAGTAAACAAAATTATGCAGGCAGCCAATATCAGCCAGCCTGACGCCGATAAGTTACTTGCTGTATCGCGTGGTGAATTTGTTGAGGGGATTAGCGACCCTAATGATCCGAAATGGGTCAAGGGGATCCAGACTCGCGATTCTGTGAACCAGAACCAGCATGAATCGGAACGGAACGACCAAAAAGCGGAACAAAACAGCCCAAATGCGTTACAAAACGAGCCAGAAACGAAACAATCCGAACCAGTAGCGCAACAGGAACCGGAAAAAGTCTGCACCGCCTGCGGTCAGAGCGGTGGCGGCAACTGCCCTGATTGTGGCGCGGTGATGGGCGACGCAACATACCAGAAAACATTCGATGAAGAGAATCAGGTTGAAGTTCAGGAAAATGATCCGGAGGAAATGGAAGGCGCTGAACATCCACACAAGGAGAATGCTGGCAGCGCTCAGGACCACGCCAGCGATAGTAAAACTGGCGAGACGGCAGATCCCTTAATTACGGTGAATGGTCATCACGAAATCACATCCACCAGCAGGACGTGTGACCATCTAATGATCGACCTTGAAACCATGGGAAAAAATCCTGATGCCCCGATCATCTCAATAGGTGCAATATTTTTCGATCCGCAAACCGGAGATATGGGACCCGAATTTAGTAAGACTATCGATCTGGAAACTGCTGGCGGAGTCATTGATCGGGACACCATTAAATGGTGGCTTAAGCAATCACGCGAAGCGCAATCTGCCATTATGACCGATGAAATCCCGTTAGATGATGCACTGTTACAATTGCGGGAATTTATCGACGAAAACTCCGGTGAATTTTTTGTTCAGGTCTGGGGAAATGGAGCCAACTTCGACAACACGATTTTGCGCCGTTCATACGAACGGCAGGGGATCCCCTGCCCGTGGCGTTACTACAACGATCGCGATGTACGCACAATCGTTGAGCTGGGGAAAGCCATAGACTTCGATGCCAGAACGGCTATTCCATTCGAAGGTGAGCGCCATAATGTACTTGATGACGCTCGTTACCAGGCAAAATACGTTTCAGCTATCTGGCAAAAACTGATCCCGAGTCAGGCTGATTTTTAATGTTCAACCCTAATTGCCGCTAACCGTATATAGTTAGCGGCGGTTATGAGATATAGCTATGAGCAGCTTATTTTTAACCGAAGATGAATTGCTAATATTAACGGGCTGCAAATATGCAAGCCACCAGCGAAAATGGTTAATGGAAAACGGGCTTCCGTTCTATACCAATCGTAGTGGCAAACCGATTGTCAGCCGGGATCTATTTACCTGCAATAAAACTTTACCACCACGCGAGGTAGAGCCGAATTTTGGTGCGATCTGATGGGAAGACGAAGGAAAAATCCTGAACACGAAAAATTACCTCCAAATGTATACCCAAATAAATATAGTTATGTATGGAAACCAACATCCAGAGAATCTGTAACACTAACCGCCATCAAGGATGGTTTAGCTGCTTTATGGAAAAAGTATGAGGAAACTGTAAATAATCGCGATCGTGCAATGACATTCGGTCGCTTGTGGGAAAAATTCCTCGCCAGCGCCTATTACAGTGACCTCAGTCCAAGAACACAAAAAGATTATCTGCAACATCAAAAAAAGTTGCTTGCCGTATTCGGTAAGGTGCCGGCAGATTCCATAAAACCAGAACACATCCGTCGATACATGGACAAGAGAGGGGAACAGAGTAAAACGCAAGCCAACCATGAAAAAAGCAGTATGTCCCGCGTTTACAGTTGGGGGTATGAGCGAGGGTACGTGAAGGCTAACCCATGTGCAGGTGTAAGTAAATTCAAGGCCAAAAACCGCGAACGATATGTAACCGACAAAGAATACCAGGCAGTATTAAGCGTTGCACCTCTTCCTGTTTTTATCGCAATGGAAATTGCCTATCTGTGTGCAGCGAGGGTTTCCGATGTGTTATCGCTGAAATGGGAGCAGATTGGAAACGACGGGATCTTTATCCAGCAAGGGAAAACAGGAAAAAAACAGATAAAAGCATGGAGTCCACGATTACAGGCGGCGATCGAAAAAGCAAAACAGTTACCAACATCCGCCTATGTAATCAGCAATCAATACGGCAACCGATATATGTACAAAGGCTTTAACGAAATGTGGGTAGAAGCAAGAAATCGCGCAGGCAAAATTTCAGGTATTTTAACCGACTTCACCTTTCATGATCTGAAGGCGAAAGGAATTTCAGACTATGAAGGAAGCAGTCGGGATAAGCAACTTTTCTCTGGTCACAAAACCGAGGGGCAAGTGCTAATCTATGACAGGAAGGTTAAAGTTTCACCGACACTTGATGTCCCGTTACCTGAAAATATTCCAAGAAAATATTCCAAGTAA